TCGCTCACTTGATCTGCCACCACTGCCAGACTTCCCCGGCAAGAGTTCATCATGCGCCCCTTTCCAGAATTCCAGCAGATCATCCAACTGTTGATGGATCCTGCTCTGGCATCTGTTACAGATCCCAGCATTGGTGTTGAAGTGACAGATGTTGCAAGGTTGAAGATCCATCAGAATGCGACTCCTTCACTGGCAGATTGTGGAAGATCGAAAAGCGGCATGGGTTCAAAGATTTCGGGAGTTGAGCAATCATGACTTGGGAAGACCTTGGTGAATGGATCGGATTCGTTGATGTGCCAGAGACTTCTAATCACCATCGTTGGCTCGACCTGTCCGATGCTCTGAAAGATGGATCTGCCTTTCATCCGCATCTTCAACTCTTCTGCAAAGTTGAGTGGATTCGGCTCAAGTCTTCTCCGGAATCCATCCACATGGCATTCAAGGATCCAGCCCTTGCAGATCGGGCATTGAGTCAATTTGGGAACTGTGGAAATGAAGTGAGTCATGGGTTCACCAAATCTCGATGCTTGACGGTAAATTTTGCTTGACGGTAAAGGGGCTTGTATAGCGGTGGCTATATATAGCCACCACCGCTATACGGTAATTACCTTCCCTTGACGGTAATTTATTTACCGTCAATACAAAATGATCATTTTTGTCTAAATGAATTGTCGACATTTCAAGCACTTTCTGTCCCATATTGAAGAGGAGTCAGATGGTGAAATTCATACCAAGTGACGGCAGATCCCACCCCAACTGTCTTCACCTTTTTGTTGTAAAGGCAATTCTTTCTGGCATGAGCCAGCCCCTTGTCATCCGTTCCTTTACCCAATAAGTTGCAAAGCTGTGATGTTGTCATCCCCGGATTCTTGATGACAATCTCTAACCACTGATCCTCCAAATTGGCTCGCTTGGCAGTTTTGGCATCTGATCCCCCAAGTGTGAGATGCCGACTGCTGGAGTCCCATCTGAGCATCTGTTCCTCGAGCATCACATCTCGCCCATCTGCTGCAAAGAATCGCCCATCATCAGTCTTCTTCAAGAGCCAGCGAACATCAGCCCAATCATCCAACCTTGTCGCTCCACGCGCCCGTTCAACTCCATGTTCTTGCGCTCTGCCAGTGTGATTGGGCAAGATGAGATTTGATACCCCTGCCCTCTCTTTGATGATGTCCAATTGATCAAGGAAGACAGCAACATCAGAATTGGAATTCTCATCCCCTGAGCCAGTGAAAGCTCTTGCAAAGGGATCAAGAATCCAAGTCTGGCATTCCAATCTCTTCAAAGTTTCAATGATTTCATTTCTGACATGATCCGAAATCATCGGAGTCGATTTGCCTCGAAGATGAAAGAGAGTCACTTTCCCAAGATTTTTGATCTTCGTATCTCTTACCCATCGCCGATATTGCTGCTCATCCACTTCATAGTTGAAGATCACGATTCGACCCGGATGCACTGCTGGCTTGAAGTAATTGAGGAAACTTGATTCATCTGCCAGCGCCATTGCCAAATTGTTGATCAAGGTTGTCTTTCCTGCCTTGAATTGTGCAGTCAGAGTCACATTCGCCCCAGTGGGTATCAGATTCGGAATCACCCAGCTCATCTCCTGCTCTGGAAGTTCTAACTCTTCACGAAGATCCGAGATATAGACCAAGCGATCAAAGCGCTTGAAGGCTTCTTCTGCATCAAGGGTTCTTTTGACCTCCCTGCGGATGCGAGATCGCTTGAGTTCAAATTCATAATCCTTCTCATCCTGAGTCATCCCAGCGCTCTTTTCTTCCTCTGTCAGAAGTGGCGCGAATGGTTGCAACCCAGAATCTTGAACCAGACTGATGGATCCATAACCTTTTGCCCTGAGATCCTTTATTGCTGATGAAATATCGCCGCCATGATAGAGATGGGCAAAGGCTGAAAATTTGTTGTAAGGCTTCTCAGCTTCAAATGTGGTCGATGTGCTGAAGACATAGAGATTGTCCCCATCATTCTTCCCAGTGGTCGCGCTGATCCCAATATCTTTCCCGGGTCTGCGCCAATAGGTCACTCCCTGACTTGTGAAGACTGCCTTCCAACCAATGAGAATCTCTGCCCAGCTCGCTCTGGAGTTGAAATCAAACCAAGGCTTATTGAGATCCTTGTCGCTGTTGGATAAGGATTCGGCAATCCCTTCCCTGCTAGGCATCTCATCTAAGGATCTGAAGATGCTATGAAGTGCATTCCTCTCATCCCATGTGATGCTAGGGATTGTGGCAGCAGATCCAACGACCATCTCCCAAGGCTTGCCAGATGGGTGAGTGGATCCATGAGATGGAGCAGTGATGATGAATCCACCACGCGATCTTGTCTCCACCAAGCACTCAGCGGAATCATTCTCTCCCGGTCTTGATGCAATCTTCGTGTTCCCGGGGAACTCTGGCGCATCGCTGATGGTGTAGAGCCAGTGAATCCCACCTGATGGCGATTGCTCGACATAGCCAGCATTTATCCGATTCCATAACTCTTCCATCTGAGGATCTTCTGAAGCAATCTCTTTGGCAGTGATGTGAAGTTTGCTGGCAACTGCCCGACCTTCCATCTCTAAGCATTCAAGATTGTTGAATCCAGTGACCAAGCCAATTCCGGCATGACCATCCTTGAACCACATGATGACTTCTTCCAGAGATGGTCGCTCTCGCTCATATCTCTCCCATGTGCCAACTGGCTTCTTCGTTCCATCAACTGATGCTCTGATCACGCAGAAGCCAGCAGTGTGAAATTCAATCGCCGCCTTGAGCATTGGATTCATTTCGATCATGACTCTTCCTTCTCGCGCTCCAAGCGAAGCTCCTCTTCAGTGTCAGTCTCCAGTTCAACTCCCCAGCCAAAATCTGCCAAGATTCCTTGTGTCATCTCTTATCACCTCGCCAAAGTTCTTCCTGCGTGATCCTGTGAAATGAACACAAGCTGATCACGCTGACTGAATAATCGTTTCCAAAGTAGAGAGATAAATCAGCGCTCTCCTCGCATCTCATGACCAAATCATCTTCAACCCATAAGAATTCGCAGCGCTCCACATAGGGCATGGTTCGCTTGAGCCTTGATGGAATCACCACAACTCCTCTTGCGCTGTGCGAATCGTTTCGCAGGGATAATTGATTCTTGTCCAGCTGATTCGTGTGCATTCCTGACAGAGTTCAATTCCACTGTCATCAATCGGCTTATGCAGATCCACAACTGCGCGGAGTGCTAACAATGCTCTGACTGGGTAATAATCTTTGACCAATGGCGTTTGATCTATGTCTTTATTTACTTCTGCCAGCAATTCATCGTGTGTCATCCGTAGAACTCCCATCCCATCAACTCCCAATGTCTCTTGATCTTCTCTCGAACATCTTTCGGTAATCGCCAGAATCTGCGCTTGACTGAATCGACCTTCATGCCATAACTGCCAGCGATGGATTCCCAGCAGTCTCCGCGCTCCAACATCTCAAGGAAATCCTCTGAATAAAGCACCCTTGACATCCCATCCCCCTTTGGTTGATCCATCTTGCCCATCGTCAGAAGTTGAATCTGAAGGCATCTTCCCCAATACCTGTGACCGCACCGATGGCTTTTCCATCCCCTGATGGAAACCTTTACTTGACTGGCGTTACTTGCAGCCTTTCAAGAAGTGCTTGGATCTCGCCTGCATCAAGTGATGGTGCTGCTGCTGGCGTTGATGGTGCTGGCGTTGATGGTGCTGGCGTTGATCCGGCAAGGAAGGCAGTTGCCTTTGCCACTGCTTCTGGATCTGTGGTCGCATCAATCAGAATGTATGGAGCAGACTTGCCCGGCTTTGCGATTCCTTGACCCATTCTGGATAAGACTGTCTTGCCGATATTGCTGCGAAGTGATGAGCGCAAAGCAACATTGAAGAACAAGATGGATGTGTATGCAGTGGAAGTGTCAAGATCCACCACATCGCATTCAATGGCTTCAGCTTCGCCAAAGGAAGTGGTGATCCCTGTCTTATATTCAATCGGCTTGATGATCAAAAGATGTCCAACGACATCGGCAGGCTTGAGAGTGGAATCAATTGATCCCAGTGATGCAAATTGTGTTTCAGTCATGCGTTTCTCCTCATTTGTTTGGGTGGTGCTTTGAACCGAACATGGCTCAAATCTGTTTTCTTGATTTCATTCATGGTGATGCAGCAATCACCGCAGATGGGCATCTGGATCACTTCACTTCTCATCTGCAAAGTGACCATGCATCTTGGGCAAATGATCCACATCATGCGACCTCGCCCAATCCTTCGCCCGGACATCCTTCTGTGAGATCAGCAGATCCCGGCAGATACCAAGGACAGAAGGCACACATCTCTGATGGTGTTGCTGGAATCTCATTGATGGTGACCACTTGAGTTGCTTTCAAAAGATCATTCATGCGATCAATCGCATCAAAGGCAATTTGTGGGTTGTATTCCTCAACCACCACATGAAGCCCATCCAATCGCCCACCTAGTGGGTAGTAGGCACAGGCAATCTGTTCGACTCGGAATCCTTCATTCTCTAACCCCAAGGCATAGAGAGAGAGCTGAACCCTTTGAGTCTGCGTCAATCCCTTCGCCATTCGCTTCTTCATTGATGAAGATCCAACGCATTTGTGATCAATCACGATTTTGTTGGCAATGTCGAAGAGATCCAAAGTTCCAGATAATCCAGGAGCTGCTTGCACTGCATACTCAACTAGGTATAGAGGATTCTCTTCCCCATCAAATTGATCTTTGAAGCAATCAGCAAGCCAATCATGAATGGCGCTTCCTGAGATCATCGCCCAAGGATCGCTTTGAGTGTTTGTCTTGATAATGCCAAAAGTCTTATAAGCCAACTTTCTCGCGCATGGATCACCGACCTCAGATAATCCAATGGCAGTTTGCCGGGATCTCGGAGTCCATTCGGAATGCTTGGTGATAGCCAAGCGAAGTCGATCATTGACCGCCATCGATGGGCTGACTGGGGATGTGAATTTCATCAGTCAATCACCACGAATCTTCTGGAAGTTGTTGTCATCTCCAGAGCTGCAATCTGATCATCTGTTGCAATCTCGCGAAGTCGCTTCACATCAATCCGCTTGGTTTCATAGGATGTCCATCGGATGCGCTCTGCTCCATTGACCAAGCCAATTTCACATTCACCCATTGCAGCCTTCACTTGCTCCGCTGCTAAATCTGCTCTCTCTGTCCATTCCTTGATCTTGGTTTTGGCTTCTATGTAAGCATCAAGGAATGCAATTGCCACTTTGTCAAGATCCACTGTTGATTCATTTATTTGAACGCCCATTTTTTGCCCCCTTAGTAATAGTTTTTTTCATGTTCGGATTTGAGTGCGGCGCAACTTCCTCCGCTGCCGTAGTGCCGGGATATGTAAGCCAGAGCTGCAACGCTCTGAGCCAAGCCATCTGAGGATTTCTTCAGTCCAATGTTGCGATATGTGCTGGGTAGTAATTGCCCAAGACCAAAAGCTCCAGATGTTGGATTGATCGCCTTGGTGTCATTTCGAGATTCGATGAAGATGATCTCTCGAAAGCAGCTTGCAGATTTGGGATCCATCACTTCATCAATCAAATGATCCATGCGTTCTTGATCATTCATGATGATCGGTTTCGTGATGGCAATTGTCTTGATCACTTCGATTGTCTGTGTCACTCGACTCGATGACCAGATGCTGGCTATCATCGAGAGGATTGCAAGTAAGGCAATCAGAAGCGGCAGAGTCACTCTTCTGTTGGTCAATGATCTTCTTCCTTTCAAATTGAGTCAGACCGCCCCAGAATCCATCTTTGATTTCATATTTGATGGAGTGAGCGCGACATTCAACGAGATGGATGCAGGAATTGCAGATGGCAAGAAGTTGATCCTTGCGTTCAAAGGTTTCTTGCTTCGTTACTGGGAAGAAGAAATCTGGATCATGCTCAGCACACTTGGCTTTCTCAAAAAATGGAGTGTCCCAAAGTGTGATCACTTTGCATCCCCATAACCAGCCAAGCGAAGAAGATCAATGGCGGCGCTTACGGATAGCACCGCCCACCAATCCCCAACACTGCCCAAGCCCACGCCATTTGGCTTGATTATCAGCAAGCCAAAGTCGGCACTGGCGTTCTTGGTTTCAGTCTTGGTCTCCTCCATCCATTTCGGGATGGTGTAAGACTTTTGAGATTTCACTTCCATGCAAAGACAAGGAATGCCTGTGATGTCTCCAAGATCATTCGCCCCGGATAAAGCTCGCCTTTCAGCGTTCGGGAATCCAGCTCCTTGAAGATATTTGACCACCGCAGTCTCGGCAGCAGTTCCTTTGGCTTTGGCTTTTGACATCAGGAAATTCGATTGATGAAGTCCAGATTGCGGATAGCATCTTCATTGGAATAGATAACTTCCCGAAGTTGATCCGCTTCCAGATAGGCTCTGCGTGTCTCTTTGCGAGCTTCCGCAAGCTCTTCATACTTCACGCAATATTCAAAGAACATCCCCAAAAGGAATGCAAGAAGGATCATCGCCCAAGCTGTGTATATGTTCATTTGCGATCACCAAAGGCATCGCGGAAATTGTGCCAATCCTTGACTGAGTCATCATCAAGTTGCAAGTTGCGCTTGATGTTGCGATTGCTGACGAACGCAAATGCAAATGCGATGATCAGGATTGTGACGATTATTGCAAAAGCCATGTACTGCCCCCTAGAGAATGAAGGAACCTCTTGGAAGCTGGGGGCAGCGAAGATCCAAGAGGTTTCAAAGTTAGCGAATTACCAATTCCACAAGCCATAAAGCGAAAATCAAAGTGCAGGGCTATCCCTACGAGATTTTGCAACACCTTCTGCCCCCCTTGGCTAGACTGGGGGTGCTAGGTCTAAAGATTGAATATGTTGACTTTTACCTACTTGGACACAAGTAGGGACATTATCAACACCCTTCGAAAGTGGATTTCGAAGATCAATCTTCCAGACCTAGGGATAACCCCCGATTGGTTTTGGTAGGTAGAGAATAGATGAACTTCCAACTTGATTCAGTAAATACGGAAATAATGACTGGTCAGAGTCTTGCCGGTGTGATTGAGATCACTTACCCTCAGCCCCATGATCAGTCATCGCAAGATCAGGGACAACCCTACAAGCGAAGCGCTGGCGTGGCTACAAGTTACGCCAAGGAACGATTGCCAGAATTTGCCTTGGGCGTTCCGATGGATCTGATATTCATCCAAGAGCCAGAGTGGACAGAGCCTTGGCATCAAGAAGTTGGCGATCTCCTTCGCCGCCGTTATGAACTCGCTGGATGGAGTCGCAATCTTTGGATGTCAGATTTCTCGATGCTGCGAGCCATCTGTGCATCCAAGCATCCTCGAGATGTCAGACTGCCCGAGTTGGAGGAGAAGGTGCTGGCTGCCAAGACTCAAGCTACCCGGGAGACCTATGTTGCCCGGATTCATTCCATTTGGAATTCCATGAGAATCCTTGGCATTATCACGATGGATAATCATGTGGATCAAGGCTTGCCCAAGATCAAGGTTCCAAGATACTCCCCTAGACCTATCAGCAAAGAACAAGCAATCATGCTGATGAATGAAGCCAAAGATCCGATGCGTGAATGGTTCATGTTTGGCTGTTTGGCTGGACTTCGAGCAATTGAAATCTCGCGCATCAAAGGGAGTTGGCTTGAACTGCATGATGATGGCTACAAGCTGCGAGTCCTAGGCAAAGGAGAGACCGAGCTTTTAGTCCCAGCACATCCAAAGTTGGTGGAGCTGATTCAGTCAAAGAATGTTCTTGGCTTGCTCTACTCCATCGACAATAACTATCTCTCACGCCTTGCCAATCGAGAGATGCGAAGGCTTGGGATTATCACCAAGCGCCGGGGATCTTCTGAATCAAAGATAACTTTCCATAGCACTCGTCACTTCTTTGCAACTCAAGTCTTGGCTGCTTCCCAGAATCTGATCACCACTCAGAGATTGATGCGCCATGCATCCCCAGTAGTAACTGCGAGATATGCGGATCTCGTCAACAATGAGGAATCTAAGCTGATGTCAAAGCTGATGAATGATTTGCCTTGGGCAGAGATCGCCCCCCCCCCCCCCGGATCTTCGCGCCTTTGGCAAGCTGGTCGCATGAGGAAAGATTGACTGGTCATTTGGCATATTTCTCCCATTGTGTATTGACACTCGCTATACAAGCACTATAGTTGAGTTATTGAAGAAAAGCGTTCCTTCTCTAACAAAGGGGCAAGAAATGTTGAAAATAGTTGATCTTTATAAAGAGATGCCAAAGTACGATAGCAATTATGGCAAGCATCGCTGGGCAGTTCAAGGCTCAGGTGGTCGCGAAGATTTATTCCGCACCAGAAAACTTGCCATAGAATTCAAAAAGTCACTTGAAGCACAAGGTGTTGAATAAATGGCAACAACGAAACAGCTAATGAGCAACACTCCAGTTCGCACGATTCGCATCCCGGATGTGTTATGGGCAAAGGTGCAGAAGAAAGCAGCAAAGGAACACACGACCGCCAGCGCCGTCATCATCCGATTGTTGTTGCATTACTTGGCAGAATAAAAAAATCCCCCACATCGAAATGATGTGGGGGATTTTTTTTCATCAGCGAGTGGCACACTCAAGCTGATTTTTTATTTGCAGAAAGTTATTTGCCAAATGATCTTTCAATGCCTTCAAGCAGTGTGATCTTGGGTTCATAGAATGTTTTCATATATGTTGGATCTCCAACTCGGCAATGCACACCAGTTGGCTCTGATGGCAGATGTTGAAAAGTTGGCACATATCCTTTTATCTGGGCAACCAGCTTGGCGAGATCATTGAATGATGTTCCAATCCCAGTGCAAAGATTCGCCACTTCAATCCCTGCATCGCATCCTGCAATTGCTCCATCAATCACATCATCAATGTGGATGAAGTCTCGAACTTGCTCACCACTGCCCCAGATGTGGAATGGATCTGCTTTGCGCTTTGCCCTATCAATGAAGGATGGGAATGGATAATCCAAGGCTTGATCAGATCCATATCCAGAAAAGGGTCTGAAGATGTGCACTTTCAATCCTGCTTCTCGGGCGTGACTAGCAAGCATCTCACCTGTCAACTTTGCCCACCCATAGGAGAGATCAGGATTGGCGATGCGACCTAGATCAATATCTCTTTCTTTCAATGGTGGAAGAATCGTGTGAGTTTGCAAGTCGATGGGATATGCAGCGGAAGATGAGAAGTATGTGATGCACCCGGGCTTTGTTCTGATTGCCCAACTGAACATTTCAGCATCAATTGACAAGTCCACAGCGAGCGCAAGTGGTGAACCTTCGATCATCTTGCGACCACCGACAACTGCTGCAAGATGAATCACCTTGTCAAAATGTGTTTCATCTTTGCGGAAGAAGTCTCTGGCATCTGTGCCATTGACAAGATCAATTCCCCAGAGTTCGTGACCTTCATCTTTCAACTTGCTCCAAAAGTGTCTGCCAACGAAGCCTTCATTGCCAGTGATAAGGATTTTCATTGAAGCGACTCAAGGAGCTTGTGATACTCCCTGCTTGCAATGTAATTGGTGAAGGCAGCGAGATCGGCTGAATATATTTCAGGAGCGTTGACATCCAAATACCCCTGATCCATCTTCGCTTTCCCAGCGATTGGATGCATATGCTCAAGGATTACTTCAGGAATATATTTCAACTTCCCAAGATCATTGCCTAGCTTCATCCAGAAGTTATCCAGATATAGATGAATCATATTGGGAGGAACCATGCCATGAAGCGCCCGGACAATATCGCCAGTCATGCAGATGGCAGTGGCTAGATTCTCCCCTTGGATCAAGTCATTCCCATAGACCAAGCCAGTCCCCATCTCATGGAGAGCTTCAATGAAGATGAGATCCCAGTTCTTTGTTCTGGGTCTGTGGTCATCCCCAAGGAATGCAAAGTGATGATATTTATTGCGGAAATGGTAGGCGGCGGCGTTGAGTGGTTTCGCCATTCCTCGACCATCTTTTGCCACCATGAAGATGTCACAATCTAAATCTAGATACGCATCCATCTGGGGTTCATCATCATCAACGATAACGATGAGATCCGCTTCAGTCTCAGCCTCATCAAGTGAATCAATGAGATCAGCAATGTTTTCTGGGCGGTTCCTTGATGGAACCAAGATCACCATCTCGCGCATGGGTTCCTCTTTCAATAGATTTCCCCTGCAATAGCGGCGTATGCCGCCAAATCAACGAATGAATCGTTGTTGTACTTGTGAGCGAGCCTTGCCAGCTTCATCCCCACCATGCAAAGAGCCACTTGCGCTGGAGTAATTTCAACGCCAAGGATGACTGTCCAGATGTCTGCAATTCGCTGATGATTTGCCAAAGGTTCGCCATGTGCATCAAGTCTGTCCCCGTTGGTGAGATTGATTGCTTCCTGCAATATCTCTGTCCGATTCATGCGCTCGCTCATGATAAGGATTTCAAGAGATCCAGATCAAGAAGATCAGCATCTTCAAATTGATGATTGAAAATTTGCCGACCCTCTTTGCCTGTCATCTTTGGAGTATTTGCTTCTATCGTTTCCACCTTGCTCCATCCCCTTATTTCAATTTGTGGTTCTACTTGATCAACATCCTCAGCAATACACCAAAGGATGAAATCAGCTTTTTTCTTGATACTTGAGAGTTGGGTGACTGATACAGATCGCCCCAAATCTGCCCAATGTTTCCGACTCCATGTCTTGACTTCACATCGCCCGGCTTTCGTGTAGATGTCACATTCTCTGTTTTGGCTCGAGAGCTGCGGAGCGAAGTGATGATCCTTGAACCAATGGAATGCAGCGAACTCACCCAAGCGACCAACAAGATGGCTTCTGGGGTTGTTGAAGTAGTGACCTCTTTGGTTGGCAAAGGCTGTGGAAGTCATCTCTGCCAATGAAAGTGCAATGTTCTTGTGATCTTTGGAGAGGATATAGCCTGCCATTTGTTTCCTCACATAAGTTAGGAAAGTTCTTTGAAATTAGGCTTTCTTTTTTTCCTTTGCCAACTCTGCATCAATTTCAGTCTGAGCGACTTTGGCAAGATTCATGGTGAATTGATCCTTTGGATTTGCATGGCGAAGGATGACAGGCAGAACGCCAGAGAAGAATGAGAGGATCTTGATGCTCAAGGTCGCATTCATGGCGAACGCTGTTGAAGCCACCGGCAGAGTCAAAGTTCCATAGGTGAGCAGGAGTGATTGAAGTTTCTTGGAATCAATCTTCATGATGTTTCCTTACTTTGTGGGAGTGAGTGTTGCCCAAGATGGTCTTGCAATTGCATGGATGGTCTTGCCCAAATAGCGCTTGCGTTGGTATGTGCCGCCCCCGTTTTGTTGGGATGCGTTCACTGCACCCTCACGGCTGGTATTGCCTTCTATGGTTATGAGGAAGCCTTGCGCGGCATGATTCTCGGCAACTATGCCGACATGATCTGCAATGCCCTTCTGATCCCAATCAAAGAAGATGATGTCCCCGGGCTGTGCGCTCTTTGGATCCACCAATTGATTCTTATCCTTGAAATACTTCACGCCACTGGGACAATAGATGAAGCCAGCAGAGTTGGTTGCAGCGATTAGGGAAGAAGCCTTGATCTGTCCAAAACACCACGAGACGAAGCAAGCGCACCAAGGCTGACCTTGATCTGATTGCCCTGTCTTCGCTTTCCACCAATCCCAGAATTCAACGATGTTCCCAGACTTGCCATCAGCGCCACCCTTTTCGACAGTTCCGATTTTTGATTGAGCAACTTTGACGAGATCTGCGCCAGTCACTTTGCTTCTGCCTTTGCCTTGAGAACTTCCACATCAATCTTGATGCACTGTTGATGTTCAAGCAGCTCTTCAACCTTGTTGATCAAGCCAGTCTTCCCATCGTTATAGAGCGCGTACTCAATCCGGGAAAGTTTGTCTTCAATCCCTTCAGTGTGAGACTTGATCAGATTCTTCAAGATGAATCCAAGACCAGCGCAAATGGCTATGGTTATGAAAAAATAGGAATAAATAATTGTGGCTGTGTTTGAATCCATTTGGAAGAATCTCCTTGGGGTTGAAAGTTATGAAGCTGAATCTGCTGGGGTTGGAGCAATGAATTTCTTGCCATCCCAAGTCCAGCCAATGCCAGCAGGATTGCTCTCTGTGTATTCGATGCAAGTTGCATTGGTGACTGCTTCTGCAACTTCTTTGGTGTCAGCCACGATGATGTTGCTGACTGAGTTTCCATTGATGACTGCCCATGTTGCCATTCTGTTTGCCCTTTTCTCTTAGTAATAAACTAGAACAACGCCGACTCCACCTGCGCCGCCGGTTCCATTTGTAGTTCCTACTCCACCGCCGCCTCCGCCGCCACCGCCATTTCCACCTGCTCCACCTGTTCCACCGACTCCTGCTGCACCTGCGCTTCCATTAGAACCGATTGCCGCAATTCCTGCGCCACCACCACCACCGCCGCCCCCTGTTGCGTTCAGTGCACCGCCCGTTCCACCTGCACCAAAGAATCCTGCGCCACCGGCTGTTCCTGCGCTACCGGCGAGACCTCCACCGCCGCCGCCGCCGGCATATGTGCCAGTTCCCCCCGTAGCCGAAGTGCCTCCACCGCCCCCGCTTGTGACATTTGAAGTTCCAATATTTGTGTTAGTTCCACCCGTTCCACCGATAGAGTATAAAAATGATGAACCGCTTCC